TAATCATACTTGGTCAAAAGAAAATAATGAGAAAATTATAAGTATTGGAAAAATTTGGAGGGAAAAGAACAAAGAAAGTATTCGAGAAAGAATAAAAGAGTGGGAGATAAAAAACTATCAAAAAATCAGGGATAGAAAAAATAAAAGAACAAAAGAAAGAATAAAAGAGGACCCCATTTTTCATTTAACGAATAAAGTTAGATGTAGATTAAGAAAATATTTAATCACACTTAACATTACCAAAAAAAATAAAACTTTTGACATTGTAGGTTGTACACCTGAATTCCTTAAAGAACATTTAGAAATTCAATTTATTGATGGTATGAATTGGGGTAACAGGAGTGAGTGGCATATTGACCACATTATTCCACTATCATCCGCAAAAACAGAAGACGAACTTTACAAGTTGTGTCATTATACAAATCTCCAACCCCTATGGGCTGAAGATAATTTGAAGAAGAGTAACAAGATTTTATAACGAATAAATAAAAATAAGTGACCAAAACATTATTAGTTGACGGTAACAATTTACTAAAAATAGGATTTCACGGGGTAAAAGATTTTTACCATAAGGGGGAACACGTTGGAGCCATTTGGCACTTCATTAATACCCTCCGTAAATTCATTGAAGAATATAATTACGATAAGGTAGTTGTGTTTTGGGACGGAGAAGGAAGTTCTTCATCAAGAAAACTATTATACCCCCGATATAAAGAAAACAGACATTCTCATTCTAATGTTTATAAAGAAGATTCTTTCACACAACAGAAAGAAAGGGTTAAACAATATTTGGAAGAAATGTTTGTAAGACAGATAGACATTGACAATAATGAGGCGGATGATTTAATTGCGTATTACTGTCAAGTGTCTCCTGACGAAAATAAGACTATATTTTCAGGTGATAGAGACTTAACACAACTAATATCAGAACGTGTCTCTATCTACTCCCCAAACACTAAAACGACGTATAAAAATGGTGATAAGATTAAAATTTATCATTATGAATTTCCACATCAAAATATTAAGACTTATAAAATATTATCGGGAGATAAATCCGATAATATAGATGGTATCTATTACTTAGGAGAGAAAACTTTGGTTAAATTATTTCCTGAGTTACTTGAAAGTACGGTAAATGTTTCTGATATTTTAACAAGGGCTCAAACGTTATTTGAAACAGATAAAAATAATACTGCTTTAAACAACTTGTTAACGGGAAAAACAAAAACAGGAATTTATGGAAATGAATTCTTTGAAATCAATGAAAAAATAGTAGATTTGTCAAATCCTTTAATAACTGATGATGCCAAACAATTGGTTGAGTTATATTACCGTGAGAGTTTAGACCCTGATGGTAGGGGGTATAAAAACCTAATGAAGATGATGATGGAAAACGGACTCTTCAAATACCTACCAAATACGGATGATGCGTGGATTAACTTCCTTAAACCGTTTATGAAATTAACAAGAAAAGAAAAAAGAAATTTTAATACAAACAAAATATAAAAATGAGAGAGCAAGAAATGACAAAAATGGAGTTCCTTTTAACGTTGAATGATAGAATCATTGTACAACGTTTTTACAATGTAAGAGGTTATAATTCCGAAGCAAAAAACTCAATCGAATTCTATGAGTTCATTAGAGAAATTAAAAATGACTTACATTATGATTTGAAAATGAAAACCGTAACGTATATGGTGGATAATATGAATCAAATTATTGATAATGCTAATGTCTTAAAAACATCGATGACTGAAGACGATGAGAATTTCAATCTGTTTATTAAGGTTGGGGATGAGACAATTTGTCACAGACAATTTAATGCGAAAATGTACCCACCAAAGGTAAGATATACTGTTGATGTACGTCCATTCCTAAAAAATATATTAAAGGGATTGACTGACATTTTTTCAGATGATGAATTAACTTACGAATATCTCGGACTTCCACTTTCGGTATAATATTTATCAATTACACAAACAAAATAGAGTATGAATTCAGGCAAAAATTTTAATTATTTAGGGGAAACCTTTCAATTACAACTTCTTAATCAAGTAATCATTGACAAAGAATTCGCTCGCTCAATTATTGATGTTATTGAATTAAATTATTTTGAAAATAAGTATTTTAAATTAATCATTCAGATGGTTAAAGAATACTACAAAAAGTACGAATCAAGTCCTTCTTTTGAAACTTTAAATCAAATTGCTAAGTCAGAAATCCAACAGGAATTAGCTGCTAAAATGGTTTTAGATACGGTTACTAAGGTTATGGAAGCGCCTCTTGAAGGAAGTACTTATGTTCAAGAAAAGGCTTTAAAATTCTGTAAACAACAAGAGTTACAGAAAGTTATGACTAAAGCACAAAAAATAATTGATGGTGGGGAGTTTGAAAACTACGATACTCTTGAAGAGATGGTTAGTAAGGCGTTACAAGTTGGGGAAGTCGATAAAGGTACAGAAGATGTATTTCATAATTTAGATGAGGTTTTAAATGATGATTATAGACATCCGGTTCCTATGGGAATACCGGGTATTGACAAACTACTTAAGGGTGGTTTGGCTAAAGGAGAGATTGGGGTTATCTTAGCTCCAACAGGGGTAGGTAAATCAACATTACTTACCAAGATTGCGAATCACGGATTTAACTTAGGTTATAACATATTACAAATATTTTTTGAAGATAATCCTAAGATTATTCAGAGAAAACATTTTACACTTTGGACAGGAATTGCTCCTGACAATTTACAAACACAAAAAGAGGAGGTGATGTCAAAAATCACAGAAATTAAGGAAACTATGTCAAATAAATTAGTTCTTAAAAAATTACCATCGGATACTTTAACTATGACTCAAATCAAAAATCAAGTTAGAAAAATGATTGCCGAAGGGAATAAAATTGATATGATTCTTTTAGATTATATTGATTGCGTTGTTCCTGACAAAAATCTTGGTGACGAGTGGAAGAGTGAAGGTTCGGTAATGAGAGGTTTTGAATCAATGTGTCACGAGTTGAACATTGTTGGATGGACTGCAACACAAGGAAACCGTTCTTCAATTTCTTCAGAAGTGGTTACTACATACCAAATGGTTGGGTCTATTAAAAAAGCTCAAGTTGGACACGTTATCATTTCCGTGGCTAAAACTTTACAACAAAAAGAAATGAAACTGGCGACTATCGCAATTACAAAATCTCGTATTGGTACTGATGGTGTTGTATTTGAAAACTGTAAGTTTGATAATGAACTTATCGAAATCGATACTGAAAGTTCTGTTACCTTTTTAGGATTTGGTGAACAAAAAGAGGAACAAAAGAGAGATAGAGTGAAAGAACTCTTGGAAAAAAGAAAACAAAGAGAACAACAAAAACAAGCTTAAAAAAAATTATTATTATGGAAAAAATATTGGTAGAAAATCCCAACAGGTTCGTCATCTTCCCCATTGAACACAACGATATATGGGAGTATTATAAACAACATCAAGCTGCGTTTTGGACGGCAGAAGAAGTAGACTTGTCAAATGATATTCGAGATTGGGAAAACTTATCCGATAACGAAAAATATTTTGTTAAAAATGTATTATCGTTTTTCGCAGCATCAGACGGAATCGTTAATGAAAACTTAGCAGAAAACTTTTTAAAAGAAGTTCAATACCCTGAAGCAAAATTCTTTTACGGGTTTCAAATTATGATGGAGAATATCCACTCTTTAATGTATTCATTATTGATTGATACTTATATTTCAGATGCTAATGAAAAAGACGAATGTTTCCACGCAATTGATAAATTACCAGCAGTTCAGAAAAAAGCTACTTGGGCGTTAGATTGGATTAAAAATTCTACATTTGAAGAACGATTAATCGCTTTTGCGGCGGTAGAAGGAATCTTCTTCTCAGGTTCATTCTGTTCAATTTTTTGGTTAAAATCAAGAGGAATCTTACAAGGATTATGTAATGCAAATAGTCTAATATTTAAAGATGAAAACTTACATTGTGATTTTGCGATTCATTTATTGAATAATCACATTGAAAACAAACCAAGTGAAAAAAGAATTAGAGAAATCTTATTATCAGCGTTGGAGATTGAAAAAGAATTTATCACCGAATCTTTACCGGTTTCACTTATTGGAATGAATTCTAATTTAATGAAACAATACCTTGAATTTGTTACTGATGGTTTATTAGTTAAACTTGAATGTAAAAAAGAATTTAATGTAGAACAACCGTTTAAATTTATGGAACAAATTGCTGTTGAAACAAAAGGTAACTTTTTTGAATCAA